ATTAATATTATGATTATATATCAATGCACCTTTGACATGTATAGGTGTGCCTTTCTTATAGATTGAATTACTGTCAATGTATTTGTTGACATTATTACAACTTCTAGGAAAGGCAACCTCCTCTGGCGAGAGTGTCATAAAGACTTCTTTGAAGTCATTTACAAATTTTATTAAAGCGTCTTCGCTGTCATTCATAATCACACGAATAGCATCCTTAATCTTACCTCTACAGACTTCAGGTGTAGATGATTTAACTGCTTCTACGCCCATAATTTTTAGTTTAGGTATATCATATTTGACACCTTCTTCATCAAATACATTCATCATATATCGTTTTTTAGCAACCCATATACCTTTGTTAGCAATTGCTTCTCGTTTCATAATCATTTTCTGTTGATAAGCATTTACATACTTGGCAAGATTTTCAAAACTACTATCAATAACTTTTTGTATTTTTTCTTCAGCTGCTTTATCTAAAAAGTCAACTATTTGTTTTGTTGATTTGTTTTTACAAACTTTTTCAACAAGTGTATCTAATTTTAGATAGATTGAATCTGTATCAGACGCCACAACATAGTTCTTATTATCTGTGCCTAGCAACTTGTTCATAAATTTATTTACGTCACGTTCTATCCAACGAATAGATAACTGACCACCTAGTGTAATTGCCTCTGCCTGTTTTACATCAAAGTATCTGAAATATTGATTGCCGATTGCACCATAAGCAGAGTTAAGCGAAATCTTTTTTGCCATCTGTATATTGTGACAACGAGAAATCTCGTTTGAATAGATTGGGTCTTTTGTTTTTTGATATTCTATCTTGGCTTCAATTGCCTTCTTCTTATATACTACACGTTCGGTATACATCTTCTCCATAAGTTCAGGTAAGAAACCTTGTTTATCTCTTTTAAACATGGCGCCGTTTGGTGCAATAGTCAAGTTACGATCTTTTGCCCATTTAAGATTTAATTTTTCATCTAAAAAATTTTCTACGCCTACTGCTTTAGGTTCTGTACCTACAAACGTTTCAGGACTAATATTGTATTGCATAATTAAATGTGGATACAAACTGTTTAAATCAAACGAAACAATCCAGTTATGTAATCCTAGTTGTGGATCTTTTACATATGCACCTTCGTATTGTGTATCCTTAACCTGATCTTCTCTAGGTGGTATAATAATATCTTTTGTAAGTAAATGATTGTAGATGATTGTATCCCAACATCTTACTTGTGAATAAACATCTGTATAGTTTACCTTGTAATCATATGCCATAGTCAGGCATAACTCAATCAGTTTCATTTTGTCTTCGAGTCTATCAACAAGTTCTACGTCTTGTATATTGTACTCTACAAACCTTTGATAATCTTTTGTATAGAAATCTTTAAACGTTTCATATGGATTATCTAATTTCTGTTCGCCTAGTTCTACCTTGGCAATGTAATTTAGTTTATAACTTTCTTGTCGGACATACGTAAACTTTTTATACAGATCAAAATAATCTAGTACAGATATACCTAGTATATTCCATATTTGATTGCTTTTATTACCAAGTTGTATTCTATCTGCATTGACATAATTCCATGGTGACATTTTATTAATTGTATCATTGTCAAAGATATATCTCATACGATTCATAAGATAAGGCATATCAAAAAACTTTACATTCCAACCTGTTAGAATATCAGGATGATTCTTACACCAGAATTTTAGAAACTCTAGCAACATGTGCTTTTCGTTTTGACATTTTACATAAGTTACATTTGCCTTTTTAGAAATGAAGTCACCTGTACCCCATGTAATAATCTGTTTATTGCTGTGATTTTTTATAGTGATACAGATAATCGTTTCTTTTGCAGTATCTGGATCGGGAAAGCCGCCTTCACACTCGGTTTCTATATCAAGTGTGAATATCTTAATGTAGTCTTTGTTCCATCTTATCTCGCCTTTGTATTCGTCAGCGATGTATTGATAGTTGTATCTATTCATACCAAAGATTTTATACTCTGGTATTGTACTATACTCACTATAGAAATGCTTTGCCTTTGATATAGAATCAAATCGCTTTTCTTTTAGATTAGTGCCGTCTAGTGTTTTATATTTTGATTGTTCTTTTGTAGGTAGATATAGTTTAGGACTATAATTGATACGACTCAAATAAGATTGTCCATTATTGACACCTCTTATAAGAAGTTTACCTTTATACTCTACAACGTTTGTGTAAAAACTACTCGCCAAATTCATATCTTATTATAACACGATTGATTTAAAAAGTCAATACTATGTGATAATTTTACTTTTAGGTGTAACTATCTGACCTGTATTTTGTTGATATGCACCAATCATATTATCGTCTGGTGTAGTGTCAGTAATTATATTTGCCTCTTTGATATGTATAACTTCATCCTTTGTGTATGGTATGTACGGATGAAATCCTATTTGCATAGGTTTGCCTGGTTGTCCTTGCATTGGTATCAATACAAAAGGTTTCTTTATTGCCACGTGATCTGCTTTATCGCTATCTTGTGGCGTACCTATTACGTCCTCTCCAGATGAGAGTCTGTATAATCTAATCATAATATACTCCTATTCAGTTTTATTTTCTTCAGTTGATTGTTTTTTTCCAATATTGTATTTCGCTTGTAAATTCCACTCGCTCTTTTCTTTAAATGCTATGATTTTTATTTGTGATAGAGGTGCTTTGTTTTCAGCAGCCTCAGGTTTTACTATTGATAGTAAGTTCCAGTCTTGTAATAAAACTGATATTGTGTTACGTCTTTGTACATCATTCTCTACTAACGTAGCTTTCTTACCGTCTAAAGCAAAAAGTTCTTTGAAATGTACTATGTAATATTTACCTTGTTTGTGTAGTATGTGGCAACTTTGAAATAAAGTTTTATCTTTTCTACTTGCAACACCTATTCGGGACAAAGTCTCCCTTATTTTTAGAAAGTCATCTGGCTGTTTGAGTGTAACCTCTAACATCTGCTCAGGCGACCAATTAAATTCGTCACTCATTTTTTTCTCCCACCCTTATCAAGTTTTTCCTTAATAAGATTCAATTGTTTCTTATCCAGTATGTCAAGGGCTACCTTTGCTTTTGCATTGCTATAACCATAATATTCTTTTACATACTCTAAATTTTTAGATTTAGCAGTTGTCGTCCACTTACCACCGAACCTCTTTCTCTTACGAATACTATTTAGTAGAAAATGAAACTGTAAACGTTTGGTTAGGCTGTGATGTAAATTCATCTCGTTTGCCATCATTATAGCGTCAACGTGCTGTGATAGACAACGATTTATAACGTAAGGTGGGTATTTTTTTTCCCATACTAGATCATCTCCGTCTAGTAGATTAACCTTTGACCAGTTAATCGCATTGAGATAATCAGTAAGTTTATATTCAATCATGTTTTTCATGCTTTTTGTGACCTTTATGAGAACCCATGTAGTAATCGCCTGGTTCATAATTCCAAACCTTACCGTGATGACCTCTAATATCAGCCCAAAACATTCGTGCTCTAACTATAAGTTTTCGCCACAAAGTCTTCTTCGCCATATCTATTATCTCCTCTACTTAAATTTACATTCTGCCATGATTTGAGTCAGGCACGCAACCATATTTATCTCATGGTCAGCCACAAAGGCAGATTTATATTGATAGTCAGCGATTGTTAGAACGGCTGCAGGTATTGATTGAGGTTGTAAATGTTTGTATAGTATATCATAGATAGATGAGAATAGACTACTAGGGTCTTTGTCTAGGTTTTGTACAACCCATTTTCTCATATCACCAAACCTTTTCTCTTTTAGAAACTTAATTAACTCTTTGTTATTAATTTCTGATAGAGATACAAGTATACCACTATCTATCTTACCTCGTACAGAATAACGTTGTAATTCGTTTATCGTTCTTCTAAAGTCTGGATAGTGTCTTTGTATTAGTTCAGCAAGTACTTTGTTATCAAACTCTATATTCTCTGCCTTCAATACATCGCCTAGTCTTTTAAGAAATGCAGTAGCAGTTTTTACTTTCTGACCATTAGTAATACGAAAATCAATAACTGTACAACGACTATGTAATGCAGGTATGATCTTGTTTCTGAAATTACAAGTAAATATAAATCTACAATTCTTGTAAAACGTTTCAATGAAATTACGCAACGCAGGTTGAACACTATCAGCGTTCATGTAATCTGCCTCGTCTATAATAACAACTTTATGATTAGAACCACCTTCTAGTGATACACTAGAGGCAAAGTTTTTGATTGTGGTACGTAAAGTATCAATGTGTCTACCTTCATCTGAACCATTGATGATTATATAATCAGCACCTAGTTCTTCACACAAGGCACGAGCAACTGTTGTCTTACCCGTACCTGCTGTGCCTGAAAGGAGAAGATTAGGAATCTCTTTTTGTGTTAGAAACTTACTAAAGGTATTCTTTAAATCTTCAGTTAAGATACATTCTGATATTTTTTTAGGACGGTATTTTTCAACCCATAGAAAATCTGACATATTACCACCTTAAAATGTTGAGTCAGCTTCTAAAGCAATCCAGTATTGTACTTGTACCTTTTTGTTTATGAAATGAGCAATCTTTGCCTTTGATAATGCAACATCATAATCGCCAGGAATAATTTTCATATTCTCAGCCTTAATGTATGCAGTAAACTCTATATCAGTTTCACCAACTGTAATAGATGATTGGTTAGAGTTGCTATTCTTTTTATCTAATGCAACTAACTTAATCTTACCATCTTCGCCTTTAAATGCAATATCAGGTAGACTTAAATTAGTATATAATTTTTTAACAGACTCATAGTCAGCATTGTTCAATGAGAACGATACTGTTTTGTCTGGCATTGTTATTGATTTAGATGGATATCTTAACGTTGATTTATCAGCAAAAGCATATCTCGCTGACAAACTAGTTTTCTCATCTTGTATTTTTAGGTTTGAAGAACCATTGAAATTCAGTACAGGTTGTGTAAAAGAATCCAATGCTCTTAAAAACTCTGGCAAATCATATACACCAAATTCAGTTTCAAACTCATCTGTAACATTGGCTTCTGCCATAATGTTTTTCATTGTAGAAACTGTACTTAATTGTTTACCAGGTTTAAATAGTATATTAGCATTTATGTCACTAAAATTTCTTAATATACTAATCGTATTATCACTTATTTTCATTTCATCTCCTTATCATAATTTAACAGTAATATAACATAGTGTACCGCCTTCAACAGATCGGCACGGTTGTGTCCATTCTTTTTGCCATATCTACACAAATATTTAATTGCGTTAGCATGACAGAAATCTTTTCCGATTTTAAGTGTCTTTAATAAATCTAAAACTTGAAAGCCTTTTTGGTCACTTGAATAGTGTTGGCCATAAGTTGACTTAATATAATCACCAATCTCTTTTAAGATTTTATCTTCATTGTATTTCATAATATAAGTATATCATTAAATTGCGTTTGAGTCAAGCCTGTTTGATTGTAAATATTTCAATACGTTTTCTGGTGAAGACTCGCCATATGGGTCTTCTTCAACGTTATCATCTTTGCCAGGTTCAACAAACATCTCCTCAATAACAGAATTGTTTACAATCATAGCATATCTCCATGATCTCATACCGAAACATCTATCTCGTTTTTCAACAAGCATATCCATTGCGTCTGTAAATTCGCCATTACCATCAGGTATGACTTTAACATTTTCTAGTTTTTGATTTTGTGCCCAGGCATTCATAACGAAAGAATCATTTACTGATAAACAATAAACTTCATCTATGTTATGTTCTTTGAATACATTGTGTAACTTTTCAAATCCAGGTAGTTGTTGTAGTGAACACGTAGGAGTAAATGCACCAGGTAATGAAAACAATATAACTCTTTTATCCTTAAAATAGGTATCAGAATTAGTATCTGTCCAATCTCCTAATTGTCTTACTCTAAATTTTATTTGTGGTATCTTATCACCTTTTTTCATAATATTTTCTCCTTATAATATTTACATTATATACTAATCACGTTAATTTGTCAATAGGCTATATGCCTTGTAAACGTGAGTCTTTTGATGTGATGTTTTTCGTTGCTTTAGGTCTTGCAACCGAATCTTTTGATCGTTTTCTTAATACAGCTTCAGCAGATTTTTTTGCTCTTGCTTCTTTAATAAACTTTGTTAGGTCCCATTTGAAATTCATAATATAATTATTTATACGTGCTATG